GTATAAGAGAGTGTGCAAATTGTCATAAAGAAGTTGAGATTCGACATAAGCATAGGGTTTCTTTGGAAAACATCTTTTGTTCTAGGGAATGTTCTTCTGAATATATAAAAAATAAAAACTTAAATTGTACATGTCCTGTGTGTGGTAAGAAGTTTCATAGAAAAACTTATGAGTTGAAGAGGAATAATAAACATATTCCATGTTGCTCTATGAAGTGCTTGTCTGAATATAGAAAACTTAAATACTTAGGTGAAAATAATCCTAACTATAATAATCGTGGAGATAAGAATCCTTTGTTTAGGGGTGATGCTTTAATACATGGTGGTTATAGATGGTTATATGTTCCTGAGCATCCTTTTACGGTTGAGTGTGGAAGGGTAAGAGAGCATAGGATTGTTGCTGAGAAGTATTTATTGACAGATGAGTGTTCTGTCGAGATTAATGGTAAAAAGTATTTATCTCCTGAATATGATGTGCATCACATTAATCAAGATAAGTTAGATAATAGATTAGAAAACTTACAGATTTTAACTCGCTCTGAGCATCAAAAATTACATCATAGACTTAAAAAAGAAAATAAATAATTGGTATCGTTAAATTCAGTGAATTGCTGGGAACTCCTTAGAGCGTTATTGACTACAGCATAGTTTGAAAAGACAAGTGTGAATGTTAGAAAACAATAATGATTGGACAATCAGCATCCAAGCACCTGAAATAGCATAAAAGTATGGTGAAGGTTCAACGACTAGGTATTGAGTTAGCTAGAACAATAATATACCCACGAGTGCTGAATACGTATTTTACGTAAAGAGATAGTCTGAACTTATGCGAAAGTATAAGAAGTGCGGATAAAGAGCCGTGCGATAACAACATGGATTATTATGATAATTTAGATAATGAAGGTAATATTGGGGTAGCTTTTTATAATTTCTATCCTTTTGATGTAACTGTTGAAAAAGGTGATAGGGTATGTCAAGGAGTATTCTCTAAGTTCTTAAAAGCAGATAATGATAACGTACTTAATGCTACACGTAGTGGTGGTTGTGGTAGTACTGGTAAATAGGTTTGGTGATGTAGATGGTTCTAAATAAAGTAGAGATTTCATATATTCATATAGAGACTCATAATATTAAATATGATACAAAGAAAGCATTGTCTATGATTTTAGACGATAGCACATATAAAGAAGGGACTTCATTTATGATTAACCCTAAGGCTTTAAATTCTTTGTTAAAGGCTTTAGAGAGTGTAAATGCAGTTGATAAAGTAGTCATTGTACCATACATTTATAAAGGTGATTGCATGTATATTATCACTAAATGTTTTGGTAAAGTAGATGCTTTGTTATGCTCTGAGTAGGTGATGATATGAAGTATTTTATTTCTGACTTATACCTAAGTAAGGGTGGAGTCAATAAAATCTCTGGGATAGATTCTTCAGTACATAATCATTTCTTATTTACTACATGGAATACATTCATTACAGATGACGATGAAGTCTATATTGTAGGTGGTTCTGGTGATTTATCGTTACTAAGCACTTTAAATGGTAATAAGATTGTATTGTTAGGAAAATCTGATTTAGATATATTCAATCAATATGTATCTTCTGTTTCTACTAAGAGGGATGCTATTCTTGATAAAGAGATGTATCAAACATATTGTAAGAATGAATTTAATGTTCAAGTACTTTTTAGGGATACACTAGAAGTAACTTTATGTACAAATGAGGTTGTTAGACTTTGTGTTGACTATGAAAACGCTACGATGTCTAAAATGTTTACATTAGCTAGTGGTATTGGTAATTATCAGAAATTATTTGGTAGTGGATTAAATCTAAATTCATTTGTTAATGGGTATAAACCTGTATCTGAGTATGATATTATTTCAAGTATTCGTAGGGGTTCAGATGAATTACTTTATTAGGATTGTATAGGTGGTGAAGGTTAGTTGGTAAAAGGTAAGATACTATTCTTGTGTGGCAAGGGTGGTACTGGTAAAGATAGTTTAATGAGTAGTTTATTACAACAATATCCAAATGAATTTGAAAGGTTTGTGTTAACGACTACCAGACCTATGCGTGATAGCGAAGTAGATGGTGTAGAATATCATTTCTGCATTATGGAAGATTTTGCTAAACGAGTAGTAGCGAATGAGTTTTGTATTGTGGAACATTATAGTTCTGCTGAGGGTGCTACAAAATATTATGGTGTAGGTGAGATTCCTACTGATAATGATAAAGTATATGTGTTGTGTGGTACTAATACACAGTATGATAAATTACGTGAAAGATATGGCGATAGGGTAGTAGGTGTGTATTTGTATAATACTGCTTATACTAGCTTAACTCGTATGTTATCACGATTAAGGGATAGAAAAGAAGTAAATGTATTAGAAGCTTGTCGTAGGGTTTTATCAGATAGTCAAGACTATATGTACCTGGATTTCAATGCTTTTGATTTATTAATTAATACTGAGAATTGTACTTTGTCGGATGAGGTAGCTTTAGTTCATAAGCTATTTGAATAGAGGTGTATCTATATGAGAGTAGCTTATATTAGTGATATTCATATTAATAAATTAGCATCTACATATGGCACGTCTGAAAATTTATCAGATTATTATCATAGCATTTTCTTACAGATAGTTGAGCAGTGTGAAGATATTGATTATCTTATCTTTAATGGTGGCATCTATGATAACTATGAAAAGTTGATTTCTTTTGTTGAATACATTCAGAAGCAATTTCAATTAAGGGATTTAAAAACTGTTGTACGGTTTAATGTTGCTAATACAGATTACTATAGCAATACAAGTATCATAGATAAAGTAGGTAGATTTTATGAAATAGATACTATATTCAAGAATCATAATCTGTATTTTCCGAGGAATCCTATTATCACTTCTACTGTATGGTTATTTGGTATTGATACGTGGTATGATTACACATTGTATCGTGGTGAGCCTATTTCTTTACAAGAGATAACAAAGAAAGATAATCGTAATATGTTGACTAAGTTATTTAAAGAGCGTGTAAATCTTGATAACTTTAATATTACTGACCCTAGTGATTATGCTTTTGGGTTAGATAGTACATTTGATGTGAAGCATACAAATGATTGTGTAGATGCTTTTAGGTATATGTGTGATAAATATGATAGGTCGATTGCACAGCCTGTACAAAAGATTGTATGTGGTTATTTCTACAGTAATAGCTTATTCTTGAGTGATAACCCTAAACGTGATGGATACTATGACGCTTTTAGTGGTAGCTTAAAATTTGATGAAACATTCAAATCTCATGGGATTACAGAATATGTTTGTGGCAAGAGTGGTTCTTATCGTAGTCATGTTAAACGTGATGGGATTTTATATAGAAATAGTGCAACTTCTCTTAGGAAACGTGGTTTATTTGTAGATGATTGCATATTAGGTGATGTATTGGTAGTTACTTATTGATATGTGTTATCAATACTGATTTGGTTTAGGTGTTGGTGGTAGCTTATGAAAGTTATAGACGTAGATAGCATACTAGAGAGTAAAAAGAGTGTAGCATATAACTCTAATAATGAGAGGTATCTTTCTAAATTAGAGGTATTAGAAGTTCTATATGATGAGTTACCTAGTATTTGTGATTTACGTGCTGATTCAATACTAGATGCTAGTAAGTATGTTCAATTAGCTAGACATTATTCGTATAAGAATTATCGACTATTTAAGTATAGTGATATAGATAAATTAGGGTTGCGTAAATCTTTGACTCCTTTTCATCATAACTTTATTAAGAGTATGGGTGGTGCTGTGTTAGTTATATTTAATACACTCAACAATAAACCTATTTCTTGTGTATTTAGGGGTATAACAGAGAAGGAGTTCATTGATTATAGTGCGTTACAATCTATGTATGGTTTTGATATGTTGGATTCTAATTTTACGTATGGTGATTGGATAATCATAGTAGAGGGGTTATACGATGCGGATGTGTTAAGGTCTGTATATCCTAATGTACTATCAATGCAGACATCAAATGTAAATGCGTTACAGGCTGAAATTTTATTATCTTTATCTAATAAATTTATTGTAGCTTTTGATAATGATAATGCTGGTCATATTGGTTATGATAAAGCAGTACCTCGGCTAAAAAAAGATACTACGATTGTACAAAGATTAATGCCTTATGGTCAAGATAAGGACGTAGGTATGTTAGAAGAATTTATATCTAATACTATAGAGTATAATAAACGTAAGACGTATTATACAGATACAATACGAGAATTAAAGAAGGGTAGTATACTAGGATGGTAGAAACAAATAAAGATACAAAACAAGAGAAAAAAGTAGTAGCTTTTGCTGACAAAGGTAAAAAAGAGTTAAATCAACATATCAAACGTAAAGAGTTTGTTGAAGTCATGGAACAAATCTTTGAACGTATGAATGAGACAAATCATTATTTAATGGAAGATATTAATACTATGTATGCTCAACAAGTATTTCCATTCCAAATTGCACATGCTGTAATTGAAGAATTGTTGGTAGAAAAAGGTATTCTCACAGAAGAAGAGATTAATACTGCGTTGGAAAAACGTAAACAACAGTTACTAGAAAAAGCTAAAGCTATTAAAACAGATAATGAAGGTAATGAAGAACTAGCAAGTGAAGAAGAGTCCAAAGAGATGGAAAACACAGCTGTTCTCAAAGCTATGTCAGATACTGATACTACAGAAGATAAATAAAAATATAAGTTTACATAATGCATAGTTGAGATATACTATGCATTTTTTCTTGTAGTGGGGTTTATATGAGCGAAGATAGAGGGTTTAATAGTAAAATACGTATAAAGTTTCCTAAGGGTTATGGTGGTAAAGATACTACGTTTTATCGTCCTTATGTTTATGATATAGAGGCTCCAAAGAAGGGTTCGGATTTTTCAGATGATTTTAAGAAGGATGCTCCTTTAATGCATCCTAATAATGGAGGACTTCGACATCTTCAAGCTAATTATAATGATATAAAAGAGACTGCTAGTAATCTTAATATTCATAGTCGTTTTTTATGTTGTAAGGGGACAAAAGGGTATCGAGGTGTATTTTCTGCTATCAATGAAAAGATGTCAAATCTTGATAACTTTAAAGAGATTAATGAAGCTATTGTAGAGATGCCTTTTTCTATGTATGTAGATAATAAGACATTTATTAACAAGAAGAATATTAAACTTGATAGGGGGACTCTTAAATATCGTGATTCGGATGGTATTGTATATACTGCAGTAGGTGTTAGGTCTTTAGAATCTCTTAATGAGTTACCGAGATTTTGGGATTCGTTACCTATATATGGTTCACCTTTTGGGTTCAATTATAATTTTGATACAGATACGACTTTTGCTCTTAATCGTGATGATGATTTTTTCATGAATGATACGTATTCAAGTTTTATGTTAATTTTGAAGATGCATATATGGGTATCGAATAATAATAGGCAAAGTAATAAGTATTCTTTCTGCAGTTTTCTACCTGTTAACTTATATGATTTATCATTATTAAATAATAAGAATACAAGTTCTAGGTGGTATGTGCGTGCCGCTAGAGGTACTAATTCTCCTTTTGATTTTAGTTTTTATATTACTAACTCAGCGAAGGCATTAAATAGTAGTGAATTAGTGTCAGAGCGTATGTATGGGTATAACTATAATAATATAGCAAAAGGGTTATTACGTGATAGGGTATCAGCGATTGCTATCAATGATGTAATATGGAAGGCTCCTGATAGTGGTATAGGGACAGAGAATTTTATTATACCTAGTAATGTAATGGCTGTATTCAATAGTGAGACTAATACAGCTGGTCCTGTTCGGTATAATATAGATTTAGATATTACTTCTTATTATATGAGTGAGCGTAGCTATCGATATTATATGTATGGTGATGGTTTATCTTTATGGAGGACTGCATCAAATACTGCACAGGCTGTGAATCCTTTAGATGTGAATAGTTTACAAAATGCACAATTTAAAGTTAAGTGGTATCCATATGATAAGACTCGTAATGATAATGAAGGTCTATATAGAAATGGGTATATTTTATAAGTATGTCATAATGTATATCTAATATATAAAAGTATAGGTATATTAGGACGTACTGTTACATTTCATTACATTATGTAAAACTTAGTAAGATTACGTAATATTGCGTAAATTTACATAGTTATCAATATGTAAGGTTTAGTAATGTTGTGTAACGTGAAAATATACAAGATATAATAGTTTATGTAATGATATAGATAATATATTAAAGTATAACTGATAAGAGGTAGGTTACGAGATAGTATGGAAGAGTTATTTAAGGATAGGAAGATTCGTAAGTATATTAACGAATCACTAGCGAATGCTATGTATGATGATGTAGATACTAAGACATGTGATATATGTCATACAGAGTCTAAATCTACTTATGAGATAGATGGTCATATAGTATGTAATCATTGTATTGATTTCATTAAGTTTTTACGAGATGATTTTGATGTATTACTGAATAGTAAAGAAGCTGTATGGTCTAATGTACAGGATAGGTATGAAGCATTAGATGAAGGGTATGTAGTACCTAATATAGAGAAGTTATATGATACGGCTAAAAAGTCATTTGGTGGTGATATCACTAAATTGGTTAAGTCATATGGTATTAAGGCTGATAATCGATTATTAGATAGGTTGTATAAAGGTGAGTTATTCATTCCTAATACTGTGTTTAGTACTGCTGGTAAGTTTAATCGATTCATGGATGATTTTGAGATTAAATTCATGAGGGCAGATAGTGCAAAACATTTGGTAGATGATGCAGATGGGTATAAAGCATCTGTAGAAGTAACACGTTCTAATAGTCAATTTAGTAAGGATAATCAAAGCTATATATTAGCTAACCCTGATATGATTAATCAAATTAAGAAGCCTTATATGCGTAATAATGATGATAAAGTAGCGTATAATAATGTATCTAGTTTATTAGGGAATAGTACTAATAGTAATGTAGCTAAATCTAGTGTAACACAGACACCTAGTAGTGGTAGTACTATAGGTAGTGGTGTGAATACGAGTGCATCTGCTAATACTAAGAAGACTAAGGCTAGTGGTAATCAAAATGATTTTGAGATTCCATTAGGTAAAGATGGGTTTGTATTACGATATACACGTAATGATACACAATCAAAACTACAGAAAGGTGTAGTCGAATATCAATGTAGTTTCAACTATAAGAATAAGACCATTAGTAGTATAGGTGTAGAAATTATTTCTATTGATGATTTTGATGAAATTACAAAGAATGCGTTCAAATGTACTAAGTTGTATAAGCTATTACCGTTCTTAGGTGATAATGGTGATTATATTGTAGATATTGATACAGAAGGCATTATTACACATCTTGAGTTGCTTGTAGATAAAGTACAAAAAGAAGGGTTTGTATTTAAGATATTAAATCATACTAAGTCATTTGATAAAGATACTGTTAAGATTATAGACCCTGCTGTTGTGACATCATATAGTAAATTTAATGCATATATTTCTAAGTATATTCTTATGAGTATAGGGAAAGATTTCAATGCATTTGTCAATGCTAAGAATAATACTATTTATACTTCATTAGGTAAAGTAGAGTGGTATTTATCTGATTTGACTGATAATGGGATTGAAGTAGAATTAGTGTATGTCAATAAGAGTGCTAAAGTAGAGATTACTAAGGCAACTGATAATGTAGGTATAGTAGATTTATGTTTACGTGGACTTATTCTTCGTAATCAAGACGTATTTGATGTATTGTTTGGTAATAATGCATTTAATTCTATGAGGTCAAATAAGATTACTTCTAAGGCTAATCCTAATATAGTAGTGGATTGGGTATTTAATAATATGACGATTGATGCATTTATTATTAGTGGTAATTTATCGCTACAGGGTAATTTTGATAATACCTTTATACCGTCATTTGTAGTATCTAGTTGTAAGACATTATATAAAGACTTAGAGCGTTATACAGATGATGCATTATATCAAGGTGGGTTCATTCAAAAGAATAATAATGCTATCATTAATGCATGGTCTAAATATCGTGATGCGAGTGATACAAGACTTAAAGTATTATATCGTCAAATCGAGAATAATCTTAAAGATACATTTAGTAATTTGGATGATAGACTTGATTATAAAGTAGAGAGTTTAGTAGTTACTAATAGTGGTAATATAGTATCTTGTATATTCTCTATTACAGATAATGATGGTGTATATCAAGACTTAGATACTATGGTTAAGGACTTGTCATTAAAAGTACCTAAGTATTATGAGGTGTCGAGTGCGACTGATAATGATGGTTCTTATTATGTACAATATACTGTAACAGATGAGGATGATATTGAAAAGTTTTCAGATGACATTGAAGTAGCAACACTTGAAAGCGTATTTAGGTTATATGAGACTGAGATTAATGAGGGTTGTGGCTATAAAGTCATTGCAGAGGGTAAAGCAGTTCCTATTGATGCAGTAGATAACGAATATACTAAAGAGGATTCTGTAGAAGGTAGTGATACTGATACAGAAGAAGTAGAAGATTCAGATGAGGGAACAGATGTAGGTGGTGTATCTACGCCTAGTGGTTCTATTCCTAGCACAGATGGTAGAGGTGTAGGTTCTTTGGGTACTGATAAAAAGAAAATAGATGCTATTAGCTTTGATGATGTAGTAGTGGAGAAAGTTATTTCTGAATCCGCTTTTAAAGTTGTTATGAAGAATGGCAAAAAGGTTAAGGTTAGAATGACTCCACGTGAGGAGAAAATAGCTAAAGAGAAGCGTAAGGCTTATTACGAAGAGCAAGTTAAAAAGGATGGTGATAAGGTACGTTCTAGTAAGGTAGGTAAGCAGAATAAAAAATTAGGTCATGACCTTGCTAAACGTGCTGAGGATAGTAAGAGGACAGAATTCCGTAGAAAAGAAAGAAGTCATGAATTAATGAAGTCTAAGAAAGAGCAAATGAAAAAGCTCAGGAGTGGTACTGCTAAAGAGCGTAGAAGTGTAAGGAAAGAACTGTCTAAGTCTAGGTTAAGTGATAGGGCTTTATAGTAGTAATATTTAATCATACTGTACTGTATAGTTGTATAATTGTACAGTACAGTATTTTCATATATAGATAATTGTATAGTAGGGGATAGTAAATGAAGATTGTATTTACCAATAGTACTAACAGTGGTAGTATAGATACTATTGATGATACTAGGTATAATATTTCTGAGGGTAAGGAAGAAGATACAACTGACACAGAAGAGGTTGTAGGTGGTACTTCTAATCAAGAGGAAGATGATATGGGTACAGAAGATACAGATTTGAAGAAGTTAAGTCCTGAGGAGTTAGAAGCTTTACGTGATGGTAAAGCTATTAAATGTCCTGAATGTGGGAGTACATTAATTAATATTCATAATAATGGTGAATCTTATTTTTGTACTGACTGTGAGTATTCATGGGATGTACGAGATGCAGATGATGATGGGTTAGACGATGATATCGACGATTACATCGATGCTATGGTAGAAGAGTTAGATGAATCCTATCAATTCATTGGCAATACTTATACATTAGAGGATGGTAGTAGTGTATATATCATTTCTAATGAAGGTAGTTTTTTTAATGTATTGGATATCAATAGTACAGATAGGTATACAATACAAGAGAGTGTATTATTAAATCAAATAAAGGGAAAGTAGTAAATGTCAAATTATAGTACAATTATAGAGTCATTAGCTAATACAAGGATTCATGAAGGAACTTTATTACGTGATTATAAAGGTATCATTACTCAATTAAAGAAAGCGTTATTAACTAAGAGTACAGATGTAGTGCCTTGTGATGTTAATAAATTGTATCTTTCCTTAGATTGTGGTTGGATGAGTACTGTTGAATTAACACCTGTATATAGTATTGATACATTACATGAGAAGGAAGATAATAAAGGTCATATTTTTATTTATGCTGATATGAAAGATATTATCAAAACAGATACTATTGTATATTACTTAGTAAATGGTAAAAAGGTATCTACTGTGGATGATATCCTAGTATATTTAATGAAGTTAACTGTTAAGACATTAGATGATAAAGCGACATGGTATGAGGACGATTATAATCTAAATGAATTAAAAAGTTTCTTATCAAAGGTATTTGGGTATACATTTACTACTATGTCTGATTTAAAAGCAGATTTATTAAATAGTGGTAGTGTATTATATAAGACATATAAAGAAGTGTTAGAAAAGCATCTACCAGTTATGTTGAATAAATACACTAAGGGGTTAAAAGGGTTAAAACTAAATAGTAATAAGTCAGTGGATATGACAAAGGATACAATTAGTATATGTTGTATTGATACTAAGAAGAATATGATATATATGAGTCGTGCATCTCATTATAATGAACGTTATATCTTAAATCCTAAAAAGAAAGATTGGAATGGGTATACATTTGATTTTACACTTGATGATGTAGATAAAGCTGTTGCTAAATATAAAACATTAGATTGTATTGGTGGTTTCTCGTTTGATTTTTCTGGGCATATCGATGTCGATGTGATTCATAACATGGATAGGTTGTTTAATTATCGTGTATTATAATGATATAGAGGGTAATAAATTGTGAGTACTTTATATCTCGATAATGATATGATGGAGTATAAAGATATATTTCTACAGGCTATTCAAGACATAGAGGATTTAGGATATCATTTTAAACCTACATTATTAATCAATGCATATAGAGGTCGCAGTAAGAAATTACTAGGGATTACATATTGGTA